ACTACACGATTTAATATCCGTCTCTTAGCATCACGAATCTCTAACTTACGTACCCTAGCACGATCACCACGCATAACAGATTTACGGTAGACACGCATAGTACTGCCATCAGATAAAGCCACTTTGTGTGAGCTTTTTACGATACCTGTACCTGAATTAATATCTTTAGCTTCAAAGCGATCAGCCATCTAATTTTTCTCCTAGTGCTGCACTAGATCTTTTCTCTGCTTGTACATCAGGGTTAGGTCGTTTTGGGTTAGGATTACCACCTGTTCTATTAGTATTCTCTGAAATAATATCAGACACATCTATGTCAAGCTCACCATCTTCACCCATAAACTTCTGACCAATCTCTAACTCTAAATCAGCCAAGTCTTGCTTCTCGCGTTTAACATCCTCTTTAATCTTCTCTATCTCACGCTGTGAAAAGCCCATCTTCATCATTTCATATTGCTTACTAGTTAAGCCGAGATCCATTCGCTTCATAGAGCGATCCAGTTCTATTGACTCATCTCGTGGTAAAGGACTAGGGAATACTACCTCATTGCGGTACTTGTTGTTACTATCTAGTGCATCAAACTTGCGACCAAAACTAGCGTCACCTATCGCAGTAGTTTTCATAATCAATCTGTTAATTAATCGTATGCCCATACCGTAGGTCTGTATCTTGACCTGTCTACTCTCAAGCATCGGCATATACCTCATACTCACAGAGCTTCCTGTCTCTCTGTTGTTGATATTAGAACTTAATGCAATCTCAGGTACACCGCCAACCTCATGCATAGCCTTCTTCATTCTATCTAAATAATCTAAACTACTCTTTAGCTCACCATTCAAACTAAGGTTTTCGACCTCGGCATTTTCTGGTAGACCCCACATTCTATTTGGCCCACGTTCTAGTGAGGTAAGCTTTGCACCCTTTACGATTGTTACAGGACTACCATGATAATTAATGACATCTGATATGTCAGTAGCTTTTTCGTTATACTCACGTTGCAAAGATATTATATCTGCAAGATCACTTCGACCAAAAAACTCACCTGCAATAGGGTAGTTTGGTATATGAACAATCGGTATCTCACCTAGAGGATTTGGGACTTCTTTTTCACCATAAATTGGATCATATTTAATTACTTTATCTCTATACCATCTTTCACCGTACCACTCTACATTCTTGCTCCCTAACTCACCGAATCTCTGTGTGCTTTCATCTAGCCCATTCTTAAATCTTGGGAATAAAACAAGTACAGAAGAAACGTGTTTACGATCAACACCATGTGGTCCACCAAAAACAGGAAACACATACTGGCTCGGTAGTACATCTATTCTAGCGTGTGCAGGTTCGATTGGATCATCCTCAGACCAAGATACTCTAACAAACACATCACCTGTTATGCTCCCCATCTGTGCCATCTCAAAACCAACTAGCTCTTTTCGATTATACTCCCAAGTCTTCTCTAACATTAATCTTACGAACTCCCTGTCCTCATCTTCTTTTGCAGGAGTGGTAGGGTCATCAGGTATCGTGCAAGTAAAGCCACCTTTCATTAAGAAGTTTACTTGAGCATCCACAAATCTACGACAATAGTTAACAGTCACGAATGGCTCATTAATGTCTCTTGTATGATCCCAATGCTTACCTCGATAAAAATTCATAAATTTTCTATATCGCGTCAATCTCTCTGAATGCTCAACCTCTGTAGATGTCACTAGCTCAAATACTTTTGAGTCTGGACTACCATACGCAGTAGATGCCATAATACCTCGGCTGATTAAACCCATTTCAATCCCACTTTCTATGTAAATTAGATTTTGTTTTGTATTGGTTTTCTATTTTACACTCAAATATTGTTTTTAACCACAAACCAACAGATTTTGCAGACTGATCTACTAAATCACCACGTTTAATGGACTTTCCAACAAGTCTTGTAGACATCCCAGATAAGTCACTAATTTGTTGAATCGTTAAATCACCATCCATCAAATTTTCTCCTTAGTTTGCCACTACCCATCTTAGCAGACTTATTCATGTAATTGCCTACACCTCTACTAGTTAAGAACGGATTTGTAGCTGTTTCTACAGCAATCATTTTACGATTAACAAGATAACACAACATCATCAAACTGTCTGCATAATCATCGTGACTGTCTTTACTGGATGCCCTCTTCTTTTGCTTTGGAGCATGAACATCCATGAACTTACCGCGCCAATCTTTTTGTAAATCATACATCTGCCTAACAAACCTCTGCCACTTTTTAGTACCTCGACTGTACTCTGCACCTGGATACGTCAATCGCTCTACTTTAATCTCTTGGTATAAAATAGTATAGCCTTCATGCTTACTACGTTGATTAAAAATAAACGGTACGACTTGAATATTTTTATCATATAAATCATGGTACAGGCGATCGTATATTGGATCGCCACGTCCTGTAGCGTCTACTATCAAACTACCTATATTATATTTACCTAAGAACCTCAAAATCTTTGGATATTGGCTCTCATGATCATCCCCTTCAATCTCTAACCAGTTTATTACGTGCATATGATATCTATCTTCACCTGCAAACATAATAGGATTATCCCACCATACTTTTGCTACAGTTAATACTGTACTGTCATTGCTACGACCAATATCTAAAGAAGCCACTAAGTTTTCTGTATGATAATCAGAGTTATATACATTCTCATTACGTTTGAAATGATTGTACTTACCTTTGATTTTGATACGTAACTTACTATCCTTCTTGATTGAACAAGCATCAAAGATCTCTGGGGCTATAAAGTGACCACGTTCTAGTAACCAATGAAGCCTGTAAGACATCCTAAACTCATCGCTCTCATACCCTAATCGCTCAATCTCTTTTTCTATGTATTTTTTGTATCTAGGATTGTATCGAGCAGGATACTCATAGTCGTACTGAAAATGTGTTTTTAGCTTTCCTCCTGCTAAATCAACACTTCGCTTTCTGTTACGATCACACGCATCATAAAATTCATTCTTATGCTGATTCGGTGTACCAATCTTTATCATAGTAGCATTCGTACTAGCACCCATCGGATGAATACTTTTACGAATTTTATAGTTCGAAATGTCTTGTGTCTCTTCACAAATAATTAAATGATACGTCTTACCTTCAATACTAGCCTGTGGCCCCGCAGAGTTAGCATCTACATAACTACCATTCTGTAACTTAAGTACTTTACGACCACCTTGAAGCTCAATACCTAAATCTGGATCACGTAAAACTTCTTGCATCTTCTGTGATGACATTCTCTGCGACATACGCGAATGCATAATACCCGCTAGCTCATAGTTTGGTGCAAAAATACCTACCCACAAACCATCCTTAAACTTCGCGATACGATCATCCTTCTTTAGATTATCCATCTTTGCTAAGGTCGGTAATATTACAGATAAACCGACCACTACGCACGAAACAGTTTCTGTCTTACCACTCTGACGTGAGAATAAAGCTGTGATCTCGTCACCATCCTCCATAATTACACTCTGGCAGATACGTAACCCAAACTCACGCTGATATGGATACAGATCAACGCCTGTAGACGTTAAACAAAACTCAAAACACTTCTGTGATAAGTCTAGTAACTCTTGTCTACTTAAAAAATGCCGTAATTGCTTCTTCTTGCTCTTTTTAGGCTTTGCCATTAGTCAGTGCCTCGATTCTCTCTAAAAACTCTTTATACAAGCTTTCAATATCCTCTACGCTAGGTGTGCCTGTCATTCTACTGACGGATTCTAAATCCATCTTAGCACTAACAACTTTCATCCAAGCAGCACTCTCAACTGGCCTAGCACTAAGATAACTAATCTCTCGTCTACCAAAATCTGAAAGATCTTTGTTGGTGGTCACTGTTTTCATAACTTCTCTCCAATTTATAATACCTATAAAATTTAACGATAAATATTATTAATAAATTTTATTGCCGCCTTATATATAATTAGTAATATATATATATATAATATATAAGGGGACGTTAAAATCTATCGTTAAATATTATTAATAAATTTTATAGCTATTTTTATTAAAACACACGTAATATACTCTTAGTTCTGAGAAAAACATAGGTACTGACTTGTCAACAACTTTTTGGAGATAGAAAATGAATGATAAAGTAAATCACCCATCCCATTACCATCCAGACGCTATTGAAGCGATTGATGTGATTGAAAGTTGGCAACTAGGTTTTTGTCTTGGTAATGCTTTAAAATACATAGCAAGAGCAGGCCACAAAGACAAAGATAAAAAACAACAAGACTTAGAAAAAGCAATTTGGTACTTGCAAAGAGAAATTAGTAATATCCACCAAAAAGATCATACTTAGAATCAAGCTCGTCTAGACAATCCTCTTCATCCACCCCATACACCCAATCAGTCCATCTATTAGCTTCCATCTCTACCTGTACAAATAGACCTGTAACACGTTCTACCTGCACTGCTTCCATAAGCTCTATAGACGATTCAGATACAAGCTCTTGCACAAGATCTTCAAAAGAATCTTCACCTTTTTTGATTGTATATTCTTTCTTGGAGTAACTTGTCTTTAAATCACAATCAGGTACAGCAACTAAATCATAATCTTTAATCACAAAACCATACCCAGTATAAACTCTCTTTTTTATACTCATCTGTTATCCCCACTACCACCGAGCTGATCTCTATCTGCTCGTGAACGTAGTTTATCTAAATTACCTTCAGCAACCTCTTGCAGACTAAACCCTAGTTCTAAAGATAAACAGGCTACATACCAAAGTACATCTCCTAGTTCCTTCTTCAAACCTAGTAGATCCGACTCATCGAGTTTACCTCCCTTATCTCTAATGCTTTTCTTAATCTTATCAGCAACTTCGCCTGCCTCCGAGCATAAACCAAGTGCCGTATAAATTAAACCTTGATCTTCAGGGTAAATCGCAGTTGTTTTAGTTCGTTGTTGGTACTCATTGAACTTCATAAACAATTCTCCATATTGAGTTCTATACATATATCCTGCACAGCTTGTGCTGCACGTCTTGCATCCTCTACCAAACTATCTTTATCGTCAATCTTTTTTAACCGACTGTAAGCCTCAACTACTCGTATATCATATAACTCTGCCTTTACCCTCACCTCGCTAGGTAAAGATTCACCCTCTAGTGTGTCTTCTATTACTAAACCCGCTTCATACTCATAATCGTACCTAACCCTACCTGGAGAGTACCTAAAAGCACTGTATACCGTAGCAAAAAATAACCAACACAACATTAATAACACACCTAAAGAGAATCCTTTGATACGTGCTAATACATAATCTCTAGTTTCCATGAGTATCTCTCCTCAGATCACTACGAATCTCCACTAATAAGTCTTTAATAAACTTCACAGTCACATGGACTTCTCGTAGCGATGCTTGATTCTCTGTAATCACAGCAGATACCCTCTTTTGCTCAACCTCCACGTCAGATACTTGCTTGCTTAAATTAGATACCGTTGTTTCTAATACCGCATTCTGTACTGATAATGAATTGACCCAAAGCAACGCAGGCACTGTACCTGCTGCCAGGATCTTAAATACAAAATCTACTACTTTGTCATTCATGGTTACCCCCAAACATTTTTTATTTTTAGTATATCATTTTTTAATGAAAACATTTTATGATTGACATCAAAATAAAAACAACATACATTATCAGCTCTATGTGTTCGCACTAAAAAGGTATGCCTTATGAAACAAAAACATATACAGAATAAATGGACACTTCGTTTAATTACACCAAATTATATCGAAGCAAAAAACGAAGCAGAGCTTTGGATGTCTCGTGGATATTCTACACATTACTCTAAATCAGAGAAACAAGTAGAAATAAAAAAAGCAGGACCAAACCAAGCTCTATACCTAGTTCGTACTAGAATTAAATTATGAGTAAATATAAATATACTCTCTCGTTTATATATAACATGAATACAAAAATCTTAGGAGACAATACATGTCAAAAAGAATCGAATCAGTACGTCTATACGACTACGACTCAAAAGAAGATTTCGGATATTTTGAATGCTTCCACCAAGCAACAGAGTTCCTAAACTCACATGGATACTCAGTCGTATCTCTAAAAGAAT